ACTCATGTTCTAAACGCGGTGTTCAGCGACACCGAAGTCGAGGGAGCTCTTAACGATCTTGCCAGTACTATCAACGACATTCTTTCCGCTCTTCGTGGCAATGGTATTGTAGCTCCTTCTGCCTAACACAGTCAACGTTCAGCAACGAGAGGAGGTATCTCATGGCGAATGAGCTTGTAATCCACAAAAGCAGGACGAACGTGATCACAGTGAACCTCGGTATTGACGTTACTGGGGAGACGCTTACGAGCGAGATCCGTACTCAGCCGGAGGTGGATGCTCCTCTCGTTGCCACGTTTGTGGTAGCCGTAATTGATGCGGACACGGGTGAGTTAACACTGACGCTTGACAACACAGCCGCAGGAAGTGTAACCGTAGACTTCGGATACATGGACATCAAACGGGTATCAGGCGGGGAGCCTCTATCCGTGTTCGATCGTCCATTGGAGGTCAGGTTCCGAGGAGTAGTGACGGAATGAGCGATGATGTCGTTGTACAACTTAAGACTCAAAGGATCATTGTCGAGCCTACGTCTCGCACTGTCTCGGTCATTTCGTCGGGCCCACAGGGTCCTGCTGGACCTGCGGGTGACTCTGTTCCAGCGGGTGGCACGACAGGTCAAGTTCTTACTAAGGATTCTGTCTCAGATGGCGACGTTAGTTGGCAAACACCTGCTCCGCCAGGCGAAGCTACGAACGGACTCCCTGATGGTGGGGTCACGGGCCAATTGCTCGCCAAAGTCACGGGTACCGACTACGATGCGGGCTGGATATCACCCACATCCGCAGTCGTTCCCCCGGGTGGTACCACCGATCAGGTCCTGAAAAAGGTAGATGGAACCGATTATAACACTGCCTGGACTACTCCGGTTGACACGAATACGCTTGGTCCTGACGGAGATAAGGGTGATATCACCGTCGGTGGTACTGGCACAACGCTTGTTATCGATGCTGATTCTGTGCTTACAGGGAAGATTGCCGACGATCAAGTCACTAACGCCAAACTTGCTAATGTGTCTACTGCGACGTTCAAGGGTCGAAGCACCGCTGGCACAGGCGATCCCGAGGACATGTCGGCCACAGCAGCTACTGCGCTCCTTAACGCGTTCACAAGCTCCCTCAAGGGTCTGGCTCCTGCCTCAGGTGGTGGCACAACTACCTACCTTAGAGCTGACGGCACATGGGTTGCGCCTTCAGCAGTCATTGCCGATGGAGACAAGGGTGACATCGTCGTCTCGAGCACCGGTACTGTCTGGACCATCGACAACGATGTGGTCACTCTGGCCAAGATGCTGAACATTGCTACGGCTAGAATCCTTGGCCGCATCACTGGTGGTACTGGAGACATCGAGGAGCTGACAGGTACTCAGCTGACCACTCTACTGGACGCATTCACCAGCTCTCTCAAGGGGCTTGTCCCGGCTTCTGGTGGTGGCTCAGCCAACTACCTCAGAGCTGATGGCACATGGGCAGCACCAGTTGGTACTGGTAGCTTCGGTCCACTCGTCTTCACCGTACCTGGTGCACTCACTGTCGCTGCTGGTGTGAAGCGGTTGTACGTCGGCAAGGCGTTGACAGTGGCTAACATAACAGCTGGAGTGAACACAGCACCTACTGGCGCCAGCATTCTCGTGGACGTGAACAAGAATGGAACCACGATGTTCACGACTCAAGGTAACCGACCGACGATTGCTGCCTCGGGGTTCAGTGATGCAGCCTCTGTCCCAGATGTTACCAGCCTTGCCGCCGGTGACTACATCACGATCGATGTTGACCAGATCGGAAGCACGATCGCTGGCTCGAACCTCGTCGTCTCGATAGAGCTCGTCTAATGCCTGTTGGCAGTACACTCATCGCATCAGCCTGGGACAACACAGACAAGACCAGTGGGCAGGTCTTCCTTACTCCTTCGATAACACCGGCTAATGGGAACATTCTAACGATAGACACTTTCCTGTCCGCAACAACCGATGTTGGTGTGCCAGTGGTGACGGGTCTTGGTCTGACTTGGGTTCCGATCCTAACTGACTTAGATGGTGGACGTGCTGCTGGTGCTTATTGGGCCCTTGTCAGTGGTTCTCCTTCGGGTCAAATTACTATTGATTCGGACCATACATTGGATCGAGCCTTCACAGGATGCGGTTACTTTGTACGTGAGAACACTAGTGTTGATACTACTTCGCCGATCTTTCAGTCTGGATTGGCTGGTGGGGATGGCTCGACTTCGACCACACCAACCGTGACGTTGGCTAATGATCCAGCTGGGCGAACTAATAACCGAGTACTTATGGCAGTTCAGCATCGACTAAACGGAGCCACAACTCCACGAACAAACTGGGTTGAGCCCACAAACGGAAGCATTCTGGCTGATGTTCAGGGTAGTGGTCCTAACTCAGGATTCCAGTGTCAGTGGCGTAACGATGGTGTCAACGAAGCGACTGCTTCGGCTGGCATCGGATCAGCTCGATACATCATCTGGGCTTATGAGCTGGCTTTCGCTGGGTCAGCACCAGCAGAAGAGTCCTACTGGGGCGTATTGGCATGACTAGAAAGGAACGAACGTGAGTGATTTCACTGACGAAGATGCAAGAGAAGTGCCAGACGGCACAGGAGAAGCTCCACATCCCATGGGGCCTCATGGTGATCCTGATTACCGTGATAACGATCCTATTGTGGGAGATATTGTACTGGAGCCTGATGAAGTAATGGACGATCGTGACTGAAACCCTGTATCCAAGCGGTTATGGTCGCGCACTTCGGTCAATGGGGGAGATGAAGGCCCTTTATGAATCTTTGATGCACCCTGCTTATTCTCGTCGATTCTGGCCATGGATTGAGTCTCGTAATGGTGAAATGGGCGTTGGTGGAGGTTGGCGTCAGACGCCAAGTCCGATATCTGCTGCCTCTAGAGCAGGCAGAAGCTTCCATCAGTCACAAAGGTTTGCGTCGAATATTGTTGGTTACTGTGCAGTCGACCTTGTATGTAGGAATGGATCGAACGTTCACCGTGCTCCGAGTTGGGCCGAAGTTCCTCGTCAGGGAACTGGACATCCGGACATTGCTCGTTATGGTCTGCACTGCAATGTCGATGGTGAGCCTTGGCACATTCAACCGATCGAGGTGGATGGGTTTGAGACTTGGGAGAATACTGGTCGTAAGGATCCTCGAAACGATTATCCACTTCCGGGCACTACTCCTCCGCCAGGATGGCCACCGGTAGACTTCGCCAATGGACAGTGGGGTCTTTGGGCTTGGAACAAGAACAAGCCTATTCTCAATAATGGTGCTACAGGAGATACTGTCGTCTACCTTCAGAGTGTCATCGCCTACAAGGGTGGTGGCAACATCACAATCGATGGTAACTATGGATGGAAGAGCGCTGCTCGAGTCCACGACCTTCAGAGATTCTTCGGTCTAGAGGTAACTTCTACGGTTGCTAAGCCAACTTGGGATGTCGTCGATTTCATGACTACCGTCTGACGATTGGAAGGAGGCCTAATGGCTGCTGCCAAGCGCAAAAGAACGCGTAGGACAGCAACTACCGAAGAGGGTAGGGAAGCACAACTGGTCTCCTTAGCCATCGATTTGGCAGAGAAACAAATGACTGATGGTACAGCATCCGCCCAGGTAATCACACACTATTTAAAACTTGGTTCAACTCGTGAAAGGCTTGAACAAGAGCGTATTCGAAGTGAGAATCAATTGCTTGCTGCTCGAACAGACAACATGTCATCGCTTGGACGAGTTGAGGAGTTGTATACGCAAGCCATGGAAGCTTTCCGTGGTTATGCTGGGCTGGATGCCCCATTACAAGATTCGGTTATTGAAGATGGAGATCTGTAATGACCAGACTTAGGACTTACTCTGATCTAATACGATTGGGAACCTTTGAGGAAAGATTCGATTATTTGAAGTTAGATGGGACCGTAGCTCATGCTACGTTTGGATCGCATAGACATGCGAATCAAGCGTTTTATAGGTCATATGAGTGGAAAACAGTGCGTAATTGGGTCATATCAAGGGACAATGGCTGTGATTTGGGAGTGCAAGGATACGAAATCCATGGTGATTTACGGATCCATCATATTACACCGATAACTCTCGACGATGTTGTTCATGGTACTGAACGTCTGTTTGATCTCGATAATTTGATCACGACCACCCTTAGAACACACAATGCGATCCATTATGGGGATGATTCTTTGCTCCCAAAGGTTGTAATTGAACGTACCCGAGGAGACACGAAACTCTGGTAAGGAGCTGACATGGCAGATTTTGACGTAGACGTTCAACTTGTGTCTCCCGAGAAGGAGACGATCTATGACGTGTATTCAGAAAAGACAGATGTAGGTAGCACCGCTTCGGTAGAGCAACATGCTCTCGAAGTTCTCGAGGGTAAGTGGGGAACTTCTGGCGTTGAACGCAGACTAGCCAAACACGGTATCGATCCCAAACCAGTCATGGCGGAGGTCGCTCGACTCAAGTAAGAAGGTGAATCATGCTGACGGAAAGCGTTCTACAAAGTACAAAGAAGGTCCTTGGGATTGCGGAGAGCCAGGATGCATTTGACCAGGATGTTCTTACTCACATTAACTCCGCTTTCTCGACCCTAAGTCAACTAGGAATTCTAGCCGAAGAGGGCGTAGAAGTTCCAGATGAGGCTTTTACTTGGTCCGATCTAGAAACTCTGGGTCTGCCTGCCGCATGGATTCAGTCGATTCGAACTTACGTATTTCTACATGTTCAGTCACTGTTTGACCCCCCTACCACTTCGTTCTTGCTCGCCGCAAGGCAGAAGCAGCTTGAAGAGCACATATGGCGGTTGAGCACGATGAGAGAGTACTCAATTCGAGAGGAGGAATCGGAAGTTGTCTGACATGACCACGACAATGACGTTCGACGAATTTATTGAGCATCATGGCGTTAAGGGAATGAGATGGGGAGTTCGACGCAGCAGAAGCAGAGTTTCTAAGGCCTCCTCTGGATCTAAAACTACGTTTCAAAAGGCTCCAAGTCGACTAAGTAATGATCAGCTTAACTCTCGAATTAAGAGAATGGAGCTAGAGAAGCGGTATAAGGATCTTAATAAGCAGGATGTTTCTGAAGGTAAGAAGTTCTCGAGTGAAGTTCTTAGGAGTAGTGGTAAGCAGGTTGCGACAACTCTAATTGCTGGTGCCGCTCTTCTTGCGGTTGGTCATGCACTTTCCAAGAAGTTGGGTCCTGACGTAGCTAAGGCCATCACTGGTAAGAAACTTCCTGGACAAGAAGAGGACTAATGAGAGGGGGTTGCTATGACGTTATCAAACACAGCAACACCTCGCTTTTATGCTGACTTCAGAGAGCTGGTTGTCAGCGGAGCTGTTCCTGTAAATCGTGAAATTTCCGCTGAGATGAATCGCATCGATGAGCTAATCGCTAATGAGAAAATCTTCTATGACGATTTAGCCGTTGAGGGATTCATCAAGTATTGCGAGATGGAGTTGACGCTGACCGATGGCAGCGATTTGTTCCTGTTGGACTCGTTCAAGCTCTGGGCCGAGCAAGTCTTTGGTTGGTATTACTTCGTTGAACGGAGTGTGTGGCAACCTAATGTTCCTGGCGAACCAAACATCCCTGGTGCAGGTCAATACGTTAAGAAGTTGATCAAGAAACGTCTAACCACCAAGCAATACCTCATCGTGGCAAGAGGCGCAGCCAAGTCCATGTATGCCGCATGCCTGCAAGCTTTCTTTCTAAACGTGGATACCGCCACGACTCATCAGATCACAACTGCCCCTACGATGAAGCAAGCAGAAGAAGTGATGTCTCCGATTAGAACGGCCATCACTAGAGCTCGAGGCCCCTTGTTTAGATTCCTTACCGAGGGTTCGCTTCAGAACACAACTGGATCTAGAGCACAGCGGGTCAAACTTGCTTCGACTAAGAAGGGTGTGGAGAACTTCCTTACTGGTTCATTGTTGGAAGTCCGTCCTATGACCATCAATAAGCTTCAAGGTCTTCGACCAAAGCTGTCGACAATCGATGAATGGTTGTCTGGAGACATCAGAGAAGACGTTGTCGGAGCAATTGAACAGGGAGCGTCCAAGATGGACGACTACTTGATCATTGCTATCAGCTCTGAAGGAACTGTTCGGAATGGTTCCGGTGACACAATCAAAATGGAACTTGCTAGCATACTTCGTGGGGAGTATCAAGCGCCTCACATTTCGATCTGGCATTACAAGCTGGATGAAATCGAAGAAGTAGCAGATCCATCGACTTGGTTGAAGGCAAATCCGAATCTTGGGCTAACTGTCACTTACGATGTCTACCATTTGGATGTGGAAAGAGCAGAGAAGGCGCCAGCCGCAAGGAATGACATCCTCGCCAAGAGGTTTGGAATCCCAATGGAAGGCTACACCTACTTCTTCACCTATGAAGAGACGATTCCCCATCGTGAGAGAGAATTCTGGGGGATGCCATGTGCTCTCGGTGCGGACTTGTCGCAAGGTGATGACTTCTGTGCGTTCACTTTCCTATTCCCGCTTGCCAACCAGTCGTTTGGAGTTAAAACTCGAAGTTACATCACGTCGTTGACTCTCATGAAGCTTCCAGGTGCTATGCGTCATAAGTATGAGGAGTTTATCACCGAAGGAAGTCTTCATGTGCTCGAAGGAACTGTCCTCGACATGATGGATGTCTATGATGATCTTGATGTCTTCATCGAGCGTAGCGAATTCGATGTTCGTTGCTTAGGGTTCGACCCGTACAACGCTAAAGAATTCGTAACCAGATGGGAATCTGAGAATGGACCTTACGGAATCGAGAAAGTGATTCAGGGGGCAAGAACAGAGTCGGTCCCATTGGGAGAACTGAAGAATCTGGCCGAAGAGCGAGCACTCCTCTTCGATCAGGGCCTAATGTCTTTCGCTATGGGCAATGCGATCACCCTGGAAGATACTAATGGCAACCGTAAGTTGTTAAAGAAACGAGCCGAAGAAAAGATCGATAACGTCTCGGCATTAATGGACGCATACGTAGCCTACAAGTTGACTAAGGAGGCGTTCGAGTGATCGACACTGAAAAAGAGGTGATCCATGCCCACAGTAAAGGATAGATTCCGCAAAGCGTGGAATGCCTTTGTCAAAGTTGATAAGCCAGAACCAGCAACAGTGGGAATTGGCTCGTCTAGTGGTGTTTATTTCGGCATGCCTCCACAAAGGATGCGAATTCCAACCTATAATGAACGATCAATCATCGCATCTATTTATACTAGAATATCGATGGATGCTTCAGCATTAATTATCAAACACATAGCTGTTGATGAACAAGGTCGATATTCAAGAGATATGCGAAGTCCTTTACAGGCTTGTTTAATGCTTGAAGCCAACATCGATCAAGCTCCACGAGCATTTCGGCAAGACATTGTAATGACTATGTTTACTTCTGGTGTGGCAGTGATTGTTCCTGTGGATACTTCAGCTAATCCTGACACTAGCGACGTCTTTGACATTCATTCTCTTCGTGTTGGGGAAGTTGTGACTTGGTATCCAAGGCACATCAAGGCTAGTGTTTACAACGATCAACCAGGTCATGGTAAGCGTGAAGAGATCACGCTTGAGAAACGATACGTGGCCGTCGTTGAGAACCCGCTTTACGCTGTTATGAACGAGCCTAACTCAACTTTGCAACGACTTCTGCGTAAACTCGCATTGCTGGATAGTGTCGATGAACAGATTAGCTCTGGGAAACTCGACATCATCATTCAGTTGCCATACGTCATTAAGTCTGAAGCTCGTAGGCAGCAGGCAATCGCTCGTCGAGAAGACATCGAATTCCAATTAAGAGGAAGCCAGTACGGCATTGCCTACATCGATGGAACCGAAAAGATCACTCAGCTTAACCGTCCTGCTGAGAACAACCTCTTGGCCCAGATCGAGTATCTGACCAAGGAGTTGTATAATGAATTAGGTCTGACCGAGGCGGTCATGAATGGCACAGCAGATGAAGCGGCGATGATTAACTATAACAACCGCACTGTTCTACCACTAGTTACTGCCGTTATCGAGGCCATGCAACGAGCATTTCTTGGGCCTCAGGGAATTCGTAATGATGAACGGATCAGTTTCTTCAGGGACCCGTTCGGGCTTGTTCCGGTTAAGGACATGGCCGAGATTGCTGACAAGTTTACTCGTAACGAAATCATGACAGCCAATGAAGTTCGGCAAGGAATCGGAATGCAACCTTCAAGTGATCCGAAGGCCGACGAACTCCGAAACAGTAACATGCCTCAACCTGAAGATCCAACAACTGAGGCTCAACCTCTTGAAAGGATTCAAAATGGTAGCTGATTTCAGCGGTTGGGCAACCAAGGCTGGACTCAAGTGCACCGACGGTCGGACCATCATGCCTGGAGCGTTCAAGCATCAGGATGGATTTAAGGTTCCGCTCGTTTGGCAGCATGGGCACAAAGAAGTTGACAATGTTCTCGGTCACGCCTTCCTCTACAACAAGGAAGATGGCGTTTGGACTGAGGGCTTCTTCAACGATTCAGCCAAGGCAGCCCACGCCAAGGAGCTTCTGACTCACGGCGACATCAACGCTCTTTCGATCTGGGCCAACCAGTTGATCGAGCGTGCAGGTAATGTTCTGCATGGTGTCATTCAGGAAGTCAGTCTGGTGCTTTCCGGTGCAAATCCCGGAGCATTAATCGAAAACATCACCATTCGTCATGGTGAGGATTTGGAAACTCTCGATGACGAAGCGATCATCTTCACAGGGCTCGAGTTCGAGCATGCAGATGATAGTACTTCTACTGATAATTCTGACGGTGAAGATGGTGACACCGTTGAAGAGATCTACAACAGCATGACCCCTAAGCAGCAGGGTGTGCTTCATTACATGCTTGCTCAGGCTCTTGAAACTGACGAGACTGAGACAGGTGGCACCGCAGAGCAGAGCAACATCAACCATGATTCCACCGATACGGATAAGGAAGGAACGCAGATGACCAACGTCTTCGAGAGCGAGAAGGATGGGAAGGGCGGAACCGCCACTACTGTTCTTTCGCACGACGACATGAAGGCAATTGTCGCCGATGCTAGCCGTCAAGGCTCCCTGAAGGCTGCGGTTGAGAGCTATGCTCTTTCGCACGGCATCACCGACATCGAAGCCCTCTTCCCAGAGGCCACCCAGCTCACTGCTGCACCGGAGTTCTTTACTCGGCGTATGGAGTGGGTCAGTGGCGTTCTGGGCGGTGCTCGCAAGACGCCGTTCTCTCGAGTTCGTTCGGCCACTGCCGACCTGACCTTTGAGGATGCTCGGGCCCGGGGCTACATCAAGGGGAACCTGAAGAAAGAGCAGTTCTTCGCTACGTCGCGTCGAACGACCACACCACAGACCGTGTACAAGAAGCAGAAGCTCGACCGTGATGACATTGTCGATATCACTGACTTCGATGTCGTAGCTTGGCTCAAGGTTGAGATGCGGTTCATGCTCGAGGAGGAACTGGCTCGTGCAGTTCTGATTGGCGACGGTCGTGATGTCGCTGATGAGGACAAGATCATCGAGACCAATGTCCGCCCGGTTGCGACCGACGATGAGTTCTACACCATCGCTGTCAATGTCAACCTCGACGACGCTAGCTCTTCGGTAACCGAGCTTGTCGATGCGGTCATTCGTGAGCGTGCAGCTTATCGCGGTTCGAATCT